GCGAGTGATATTATGATGGTGGCTGTGCCTAATGGTGCTATACCGCAAGCCGATATTCCGGAGGATGCTCATGAGATGGATTCCACGCTGATTGGAAAGAAGGTGGCTTTTGCTTACATGACGCGTGCGGAAGAGGACAGAATGTGCTCTGGTGCAGGGTTGCATTCGAGATCCAAAGTGATCCAGAAAACGGAGTTGGCTAAGTACCGGAATATGGTGCAAGGTAGTACAAGCTTATACGCGCTAAGTACCAGATTATCCTATTATGCGGAGGATGGTTTTTTAGCGGCGCAACCTGAAATACCAATGTTGTGGTCAAAACCAATGAAGCTCAAGAGATCGGAGGAGATGCGGAAAGCAGCCAAGAGTGGTTACATGACGGCTCGTGATTTTGCTAATTTCAATGTTAGACATAGCATGGAAGAAATGCTGAGTTTCTATGATGGGATTGCTGATGCGGCTCGTGAGGTGGAAGCGAGCGATGTGATTGACGTGGTGCAACGGATTAAGATTTGCCTTGGTGATATGGGAACGTATGATGAAGAAGGTACTTTCTACAAGTGGAACCATGGGTTGATGACTGGATGGCGACATACCATGTTGATCAACACGAGTTTCAATGTGGCGATCGCACGTGTGATGAAGCGTTGGATGGAGCGTGATTTTGGTGTGGATTTGTTGTGTGGCGAAAACCAGGGTGATGATTCTGCTGAGTGTTGGACGCGTGCGTGGGCCGGACCTATGTTGCAGAATGCTTTGGATGCAATGGGTAGCCCAGGTAAACCAACTAAGCAGTACTTCGCCCCAACGTTGAACGGATGGTATGAATTTTGTCGTGAAAACTTTGTTGATGGGAAAGGACGATGTAGCCATATTCGTGCTATATCCGGCCTGTTAGGAGGAGATTTGCAGCACGAACCTTTAGTCGGAGGAGTGGCGCAAATGGAAAGCATTTGTAATGAGCTCAATGAGATATGGCGACGCTCGATGCTCGATTTAACAATTAGAAGAGAGGATGTTATTGCCTTATTGGATTATTGGAG